ACAGTCCATCTTCCCTTGCTTCTCGTCCTATTCGCGTTGTCCTATGCGACGAAGTTGACCGATATCCTCCTTCAGCAGGTGAAGAAGGTGACCCAATTTCTCTGGCTAAGCGCAGAGCGGCTACGTTTTGGAACCGGAAGATAATTCAGGTATCGACCCCGACCAATCGGGGTGCGAGCCGGATCGAGGACGCATACGAGGAGACAGATAAACGCAAGTTTTATGTCCCTTGCCCGCATTGCGACCATTCTCAGCTTTTGCTCTGGGCTAATGTCAGTTGGGAGGACGATAATCCCAAGACGGCGCGCTACCACTGCGCGGAATGCGGTGCCGGCTGGACGGAAAGCGAGCGGCACGCGGCTGTCTCGCGCGGCCAGTGGGTGGCTACGGCCAAGTTCAATGGCGCCGCCGGCTTTTGGTTCAATGCGCTGTACTCCCCTTGGGTCGATCTGGTCGATACGGTTGAGGAGTTTCTGGCCTGCCGCAAAGACCCGATGCGGCTTAAGACGTTCGTTAACACTATTCTGGCCGAGACTTGGGAGGATCAGGGCGACGGCGTTGATGATTATGCCGTGGCGCAGCGCAAAGAGGATTATGATGGCATCCCGGAGGATGTCGTGCTGCTGACTGCCGGCGTTGACGTACAAGACGACCGCCTAGAAGTCGAAGTGGTCGGCTGGGGCGCCGGGGAGGAAAGCTGGCAGATTGAATACCATGTTCTGTACGGCGATCCGTCATCGCCGCGCCTCTGGGCGCAACTGGATGAGATTATTCTGGCGACTTACGAGCATCCGATTGGCGAGCCCATGCTTATCCGCGCTACTTGCGTGGACTCCGGCGGTCACCATACCCGCGCTGTCTATAACTATGCCAAGACTCGCGCCGGCCACCGGGTGTTTGCCATTAAGGGCGTCGGCGGCGAGGGCAAGCCAATCGTGGGTCGCCCCAGCAAAAACAACGTCGGCAAGGTCCCGCTATACGCCATTGGCGTAGATACGGCCAAGGAACTGCACTATGCCCGGCTAAGAATTGACGAAGCCGGCCCCGGCTACTGCCATTTTCAGGCCAAGCGGGATGATGAATACTTCCGGCAGTTGACGGCGGAAAAGCAGGTCATCAAGTACCACAAGGGTTATCCGACCAGAACTTGGGTCAAAACTCGCACCAGAAACGAGGCTCTGGACGTTCGTGTTTACGCGATTGCTGCCTTTCACATATTAAATGTGAATATGGATAGCATTGCTCGCCGCTTTTATGCTAATGTGGAGCGTAGGGCGGAAGTTGCAGCCCCGAAGGAGGTGGCGAAGCCGCATCCACTGGTAGGCCCCAAGCGGGCAAGACCAAAGGGCGGATTTGCGAATAACTGGCGTTGAGGGCTGATGGCTAACCTGTTCGACGAAAGCAATGCTCCAGAGGGCGAACCGCTTAAGATAGTGGTTGGCGACTTCATCCAGTGGAAGAAGACGGCGCTTGCCGAATCTTACCCGCCTGCAAGTTATTCCGCTGAATATGTGGCGCGTGTTTCTCAGGGTGGATCGTCGGAAATCAAGCTTCCCGCGACAGAGCGGGCCGGCTATTATCTTTTTCAGGTTTCGAGCGCCACTTCTGCCGCATTTGAGCCCGGCTTCTATCACTGGCAGCTTGAGATTGTCCAAACCGCCACTGGCAACCGCATCGCCGTTGAGCGCGGCGAGTTCGAGGCCATTCCCGATCTCGACAATAACGGCGCTGACCCCCGCACTCATGCCGAGATTATGCTCGATAAGATCGAGTCGTTGCTTGAGGGCCGTGCCGACAAGGATGTAAGCAGTTATAGCATTCAGGGGCGGTCGATCTCAAAGATGAGCATCGCCGATCTTTTGCAATGGCGCGATTATTATCGTAAGGAAGTGTCTAAGGAGCGTCGGGACAATGCAATTGCTCTCGGAAAGCCGACCAAGACCACGATGAAGGTGCGATTCCTATGAGCCTTTGGCGAGAGATTTTGGGGCTTCCGCAAAAGAATAGCGCATCTCCCATGCGTAAGCGCGCATATCATGCTGCTAACACGGGTCGCTTGTTCGCTGACTTCATGGCCTCTAGCAAGAGCGCCGACAGCGAATTAAAGCCCGATCTTATCATTATGCGAAACCGCGCCCGCGCGCTGGCTCGCGATGATGTCTATGTAAAGCGGTATCTTGGCCTTCTTGAAACCAATGTGGTTGGCGATAAAGGTGTGACGCTTCAGGTAAAGGCGCGCAACACTGATAATAGCCTTGATGTAATCGGCAACAATATCATTGAGAACGCTTGGTTCCAGTTTGGACTGAAGGGTAACTGCACGGCTGATGGTCGGCTCTCATGGGTTGATCTTCAAAAGTTGGTGATGTCCACAACTGCTCGCGATGGCGAGATTTTCGTGCAGATTGTCCGCAATCGTTCTTTTGCGCATGGCATAGCATTTCATCCGGTCGAGCCAGACCAGATTGATGAAATGAAGAATGAGCGCCTCAGAAACGGCCATGAAATTCGCATGGGCATTGAGGTCGATAGCAATCAGCGTCCGGTGGCCTACTGGGTTAAGCCTCGCCACCCCGGCGATTACGACTTTTCGTCAATCAGTCAGAATCCATCAGTTCGCATTCCGGCCAAGGACATTATCCATGTCTACAGGCAGGAACGGGCCGGACAGACGCGTGGCGAGCCTTGGATGGCGCCCGCCATGAGCCAGCTAAAAATGCTGAACGCTCACCGCGAGGCTGAATTGGTTGCCAGCCGCATGGCTGCATCAAAGATGGGCTTTTTTACGTCAGATAGCGGAGAAGATGCACCCGCTGATGATTATGATAACTCCGTTCCGATTATTGATGCTGAGCCCGGTACGTTCCATCAACTTCCCGCTGGTGTGGACTTTAAACCGTTTGATCCGACGCATCCGGCGACTGCCTTTGCTGAGTTCCAGAAGGGCATTCTGCGCGGGATCGCATCTGGTCTGGCGGTTTCCTATGCCAGCCTTTCGAATGACCTAGAGGGAACTTCTTATAGCTCGATCCGCCAAGGAGCGCTGGAAGAGCGTGACGCCTATCGGATGATGCAGCAGTTCCTGCTCGATCATTTCATCATTCCGGCGTACTCAACATGGCTGATGCACGTTATGGAGTTTGGTTACATCCCGATCCCAGCGGCTCGCTTCGATAAGTTCTTCCCTGCCACCAGCTTCCGTCCGCGTGGTTGGCAATGGGTCGATCCGCAGAAGGAAATTAGTGCTGCTGTGCAGGCTATGCATAACGGCATTATGTCGATGCAGGATGTGTCAAACCAATATGGCCGGGACATCGAGGAAACATTCAGCCAGTGGCAGCGCGATCAGGAACTGGCAAGCCAGTTTGGCCTGACACTGGCTTTCTCGCCGTTTGGCGGCAATGAACAGGCGAAGGGAGCAGACGTTGTCCAGCCTCAAGCCGACTGAAGGCATGAAAGAAGAGGCCCAGCGCGGCCTCGATTGGCGGCGTGAGTTCGGTCGGGGCGGCACTGAGGTTGGCATTGCCCGCGCCCGTGACATCGTCAACGACCGTGAGCTTTCGCCTGAGACAGTGAAGCGGATGTACAGCTTCTTCAGCCGCCATGAGGTGGACAAGGAAGCAGAAGGTTTCCGCCCCGGCGAAAAGGGCTATCCGTCGAACGGTCGCATTGCTTGGGCACTCTGGGGCGGTGACGCTGGGTATTCGTGGTCAAAGGAAAAGGTTGCCAGCATGAAGGAAGATCGCGCTGCGCCTGACGCGCTAAAGGTTGGCGATTTCGTCGAATGGAATTCGTCTGGCGGCAAGGCCCGTGGTCAGATCGAGCATATCATGCGCGAAGGCACTCTTGGCATCCCTGATAGCGAGTTCTCGATTGAGGCCACCGAGGAAGACCCGGCGGCTCTAATCCGCATCTATCGGGATGGCGAACCTACCGAAACGCTGGTTGGGCACCGTTTCTCGACGCTTACCAAGATCGCGGCGATCCGTTCTATTGACGAAATGCGTCCCTATCCCAATGAACACGCTGCCCGCCTGAAAGACCCCAGCAAGTACGAGAGCTTCCGCCGCAAGAACAATGAAGGCGGCGAAGGTATCGACTTCATTTATGGCATTTTGCCAGAAGGTGGCAGTGAGCTTCAGGCCATTCGTTTTGACAAAAATCGCTTTACTCCGACTGAAGCCAAGGCTTGGTTGATTGACCATGACTTTAAGGCTATACTGTTCGAGGAGGCCAGTGGGGAACGCGCCGTGTCTGAAGAGCTTGAAGAGCGGATGAAGGTCAAGGTTGAGGTCGAGATCGACAGCGATCCTGTAATCGACGTTGAAGAAGACATGGGTGAAGATGGCCCTGAGTATGTTTTTATCTCGGAAGAGGCCGACCGCAAGAACGTAGTCGAGCTTGAGCGTCGCGCCACCGACATGGATATTCGCGGCGTTGACGAAAAGAAGCGCACTGTAAGCATTGCCGTATCTTCGGAGCTTCCGGTCGAGCGATCTTTCGGCAGGGAAATTCTTGTTCATGAGGACGGCGCCATTGATATGGCCTTCCTCGCGTCTGGCCGGGCACCGCTGCTGCTCGACCACGATATGGAGCGCCAGATCGGCGTGATTGAATCTGTCGAACTTTCTGCC